CTTAGACCCCAAGACACAAGAAACCAAACCATGGATTACCGACCGCTTACTGATGAACAAATCGATGCCATTGCAGCAGGACTTTTGCCCAACGCAGTCAACATTTTGACTAGAAACAACGTGGGATTTTCTGATTCCCATAGAGAGTTCTGCAATTATTTGTACACCAAAATCAGCCAAAACAACAAGGTTAAACACGCCGACATTGCCCGACTCAAGAACAGAGTCGAAGAGCTTGCGATCTCTGAAACAATGAAATTCCGAAGTCTCAACGAGGAGACAAAGAATTCCATTGCCTTCGCTCGCTCCATCGGAGTTTTGGAGAAAGATCCCAAAGCCATACCCGACACCAGAGTTGGGATGACTTGGACTTACATCCTGTTACTCCGAAACCAATGCTTCCGCTTCGCCAAGTATGTTGCAATGGCTAGCAAATCCATGCCCGACCGACCCTCTGAGACCGATCTCGAGGGCTGGGTCGAGTGGGTGTGCAGCTGCCTTCGAGTGGCAGTCACACTCATCCATCACCTTCTCGACGACTTGTACCAACATTTCTTCTCGGATGCCAATTGCTTCGAGTCTTTGGTGTACCAAGTTGAAGAGACCACCACCCGAGTCAGCGACAGAGTCAGAAATTTCGCTAATATTTTTGACTGGATTTTTAACGATGCTGAGCCCCCTTTCCCCCCCAATAATAGAGATATTGAAGATATCCTAGGGAAAGGCGAGGATTGCGCCGTCCTGACTCGAGTTACCAGGGATCAAAGCCAACCGGATAAAGAGGAGAGCCCGGAGGTTGACCTGCACGTTGCGGGCAATCCTTTCGCAGGCTTGGAAGAGGCGGTGAGGAATATTTCCGACGAGTACCCTGAACTGGATGCCGTTTCGGAAATGTCAGTTTCCACTTCCGTCGATTCCACTCCATTCCATGATAAATACCCGCGAGTTGAACCGACAGCCGCCCACGTCATTGACGTGTTGGCAGGCTTGATCGGCCGCCGCTGTGGTAGGAATCAAATCATCCCCTACGGTAATTATGTGTTCCTTGGATCCGACCAAATTAGATATCCTGGGTTGGAATCCATGGTTGATATCACAGAGAAAATGCGAATGTTTTCTCAGGACTGCACTCTTTACAACAGTCGAACCAAAGCCTACAATTACGATTTAGGAATATCCGAGATTGCGAGACCACGGAAAATGGATCGGCCCAATAGCATCTATGCTATAGGGCCAATTTTCGAAAGTCGCATTCCTGGGTGCTTCAATAAAACAAAACAGAATGAGGCTGTGGCTTTGGTTTGCCGCCACATCAACGTGACGGCTCCGGAGACTTATGAAGAGTGGAAGAAACTCATCGACAATCGCGAGGATTATTTCTTTGCTTTCTTTAAAGGCGTGAACATTCAAAATTACATGCCTAATTTAGATGAGTGGATGAGTGAGATCGACCCCATCAAAAGGAACAAAATCGCAGAGATTGCGCTATCTCTGTCAGAGATCGACTTTGAGAACCCGATCTACCACTTGCGTGAATTCTTCACTAAAAGCGAAGTCCAGGTTCCCCCTGAAGAAGGTTTAGCCAATAAGGCACCTCGGGGCATTCAAGGACTGAAGAAGGTTCACACAAACGCGGTATTGGGTCCGTTCATGAAGGCCTGTTCCAAGGCGCTGGCTTCCAGTTTTAGGAGAAGCAAATACGGATATGCTAAATACAATTACACGTCTGGGTCTAACCCGGAGGAAATGGGCGACTGGTTTTCGTGGTATAAAGCCAAAGGGTACGTGTTTTTGGAAGATGACTTTTCCGCATTTGACTCCACACAAGGAGAGGGAGCTAGCGAAATGGAACAAACGTTCTACCGCAGATTTTTAGCCTTATTGAGAGAAGGCAACAAGGGAGGGCCCCGTGGGGAGGGCCTCTCAGGTTATCTGAATCGAGTGGAAATTTGCCTTAATAAGCAACGTAGTACGTATGGTACCTGCAATTTCTGGGAATATGCTGTTCCTTTCACCAGAAAATCCGGGGACCAGAACACCAGCATCGGCAACACACTGGTCAACTTTTCCGCTCATAGGTATGCTTTAATGACCTTCCCTCAATTTAGAGAGATCAAGGATTTTAGCATGCTAGGACTGGGCGATGACAATCTGTTAGCTCTGAAAATGCCTGTTTCTCTGTTGGAGCCACTTAGAGCTCACATTGAAACCACAATGGCACAGTTAGGGCTAAAGGCTAAGTTGACCATCCCGAAAAATCCTTCTTATTGTTCTAGCGTATTTGTCCCCGCGAAGCGAAACGACGGATCTTTGACGTACGTCATGGTCCCAGAGTTGGTTCGTTCGCTAACCAAACTTGGTTGGACAGTCAATCCCTTGAACAAGGAGGACCGGAAAGTGATTACGCCGGCAATGAGAATGAAAGGCAACATGTTAGGCTGTCCAGGGTACAGCCTCATGCCTATTCTCAGAGTGTTTTACGAACACTACACACGCATGAACGTTGAGTCTCACAAGAAAGCCGAGTGGAGACCATATAACCGAGAGTTGAAGTACGGTTATCGTGTGGGCGCAGCATCGCATCCTTCTTTATACTCCTGGATGGAGGAGAAATATGGTATCGGGTTAAGTGAGATCCGAGCCATCGAGGATGACCTAAAAGGTTACCTCAGGGACGCCAATGGTGGGGTCTTCATCTACAATCACCACGTGTTGGATGAAGTACTCAACTCAGTGTAAGAGGCGTCCTTTCCGGGGCAGACGAAGCCTGGAAAGCTTCGGGGCATGACGAACCCCCCCCAGTCGACGTTAGGAATTATAAATCATGAATTCTAACAAGAAATCAACCAGAAAACCAAGAAAACAGACCACAAAACAGCAACCAAAACAGCAATCTTCACAAATGAGACAACAACAATATCGGCGAAGGCGCATGAGCTCACAAGCTGAAACGGGCGCAGTCTATCGAGACCGTAGACTGAAGCAAATGATTCTCGACCCTTGTAATGCAGACTTGGAGCCAGGGCTCCATGGTACTGCCGAGGGCGTTTTGCAAAGATTCGTCACGAATTTTGCTCCCGTGTCCACCGCTACGTACGGTTATTTCGTTTGGTTCCCCTCTTTCCACACCGGGGCAACGAATGACTACAACAACGGCCAAGCTCGCTACTTCAACAACTTCTTGTGGAATGATTCAGCTAACACTGGCAATTCCGTGCCGGTTAATACCACGGCAGCTCCTTTCGGTTCAGGAGGCGCCGGCACCGCCAATTCATTCGCTGATCCTTTCTTTTCTACCTTGTCATCTACGAACGTCCAGGACGGTCGTACCTTGTCAGCATGCGTCAAAATCCGACCAACTGGAGCTATTTCAGCTATCCAGGGCACCATATCTTTCCTCGACAACATCCCGTATGATTTGTTCGAGTCGCAAACAACTGGTACTAGTGCCCCGGCCCCAACGGTCAATCAAATGCTGGCATATTCAAGGAAAATTGAAAGATTGGGAATTGACTCCTATGAGGTCAAACACCGACCATCCCAATCCGACAAGTTCTACACTGAAGTTGAATCTCCCTTTGCCTATCCCTATGTTGGTGCCGCCACCGCCGGACCTACCTACACCACTGCCATTGCCAATTCTACGTCGCCAAGAGGAATTGGGTTTGCGTGGACCAACACCGGCGGGTCGAACACCTTCTTGTTCTCCCTTTACAAGAACGTCGAGTGGAGACCATCCCCACTCTCAGGCGTTCCTGTACCACGTCCTATCTCTGTACACACCAATCGAATCGAGACCATACTGGCTGATTTAGATAGCGTGCAGGAATGGATGTTCTCCGTAGCGTCTAATCCTACTGCTCATAAATTGATTAACACCGTCTACACTATGGGCGGGCAAATCTTTAATCAGCAGAAATCTGGTTCCAAATTTCTTTTGCGCAATTAAGACCCCTTGCACAGCCCGTCAAGTTCACCTCCAGGTAATGCTGTTGAGGTATGGCTTGATCGTTTAGGTTTGTCCATCGGGCAGCGCATAATAGTAACCAATAGTAATCCCCACCCACTCTCATTCATTCGTGATTTGTTTCTTCCAACC